AGATATAAATAAAACACATAGTTGGTTAGATATGGCTAACTTAACACACGAAACACAAGTAATGGAATTTAATTTTTGTTTATGTGAAGAACAAGAACAATTTCCATACGAAGATTGCCCAAGATAAAGGAGTAATAATGGATAAGAAAGCAATAGAAAAACTAATTAAAAAAGAAATATCTAACTTACAGGATTATATTGATGAAGGTTTTTTTCAATATGATAGCTATAAAGATATAACACTTAACCTAATTGACATGGATTCACAAGAGTTCATTGATAGGGTTAGGAAGTGGGATTTTAGTGAAATGGATAATGCAATTTGGCACTACACAAGAATTACTTTGTTAAATGAATTACTAGATGAGGAGAATAATGCTGCATATATTTAGATGTATGATGACTACTCATGTAGTTGTGCAAGATGATGAGCCATACATAGGCACAGGAGATAGACCTATGTGTGACACATGCTATGACCAAGCAGAAGATGGAAGTAATTAATTTAACACCACTTAACATGACAATATGTGTTAAACTGACAGTAGATATGTACATAAGGAGAATATGTATAAGGTACTAAGTACATCAATCTATGGTGGGAGTATGGAGTTTGACTTTGATACCCTACACGAGGCACAAGTTAAGGTCAGAGAGTTGAAAGACAACGACCACAGAAGTGCTTTCATAGTTAGATTGATTACAGTAAATAGTTAAAACAAAATAGGAGGAACTGAATATGGAATATTATATCTATGTGCTTATAGTTGCATTGACAATTACAAGCGTAGGTGCATTATTGACACTAGGCTTAGTGTTGTGGTGGTTGTACGACAACTTCCCATTTAAATACATCAAGCTAGACAATTCATTTGTTGATACAATAGATGAATTACAACAAGACATTTACGAATACTTTGATGAGGAGGCAGAGCGTGAGTGATATGGAAACTAAATTAGAAAACATACAACAACAGATAGATTATAAGCAGCAGAGCTTAGATAATCTACTAGAACTAAGACAGAAATTTGTCATAGAGGCATACCATAATGGTATGTCAATGATAAAGATAGGGCAACTGCTAAAGATTACACGACAAAGAGTGTATGCAGTTATCAAAGCAGAGGAGGAGTAATGGCTAAGTTTAACTTAGAAAATTATGAAACAGTTGAGGAAAGATTAAAAGTTTTTTGGAAAGAAAATCCACAAGGGCGTATTTTTACAGAGGTTGTACACGAAACTGATGATGGTAGTTGCGTGACAATCAGAGCTTTTATATATAAAGATGAAAATGACACTAATCCAATATCAACAGGTATAGCACAAGAAACAAAAGGTCAAGGTGGTTTTGCTAACACAGACGCGTGGGTAGAGAACTGCGAAACATCTGCTATTGGTAGAGCGTTAACTAACGGGAATTATCAAGGAAGCAATAAACCAAGACCAAGTGCAGAGGAGATGAGTAAGGTAGTAAAAGAAGATACACCTAAAACTCCTAGCAAAAAAGAGGTTGCAAAGATTACCAATGATAGTGCAGAGAAATTTGCAGAGGACATTGGAGCAAACAAAAAATCTATTGGCGACCAACTTAATGACATCTTGAAAGAGATGATACCAAATAATAAGAAGATGAAAGAAGTTAAGACCAAAGTATATAAAGATATGGTTGAGAGTACAGAGGTAAGCGAAGATGTAGACAACTGGACTAACAAAGATATGGACAAGTTCTTAAACAGAGTAGAAGTTTTTTTAGAAGATGAGGACATCATTGATGTTGTGTTTGATAACGAAACTGTTATGACTTGCCCAAGTTGTAAACAAACAGGAAATGTTGAGGACAACAGAGAGAAAAAATCAGACCCTAAATTTTCTAAAATACCTGATTTTGCATGTAGCAACTATGGTGAGAACAATGGTTGTGGTAAAGGTTGGTGGATAGGTAATGATGACCTACCAACAGAATGGATTTAGAAAGTGCAGGGGAAATCTTTAATGTCAAGAAACTTAAAGAAAAATTACAGAAAAGGTATCCCAACTACAATTTTGATGTACCTCCTTTACCTGATAGGGAGTGCAAAGCACCAATCTTATGTAAGAACAAAGATAAAGTCAGGTACACAGACAGTGAGGGAAATCTTTATTGTGGACAAAGGTACAAGTTAACTAATGAAACCAACCCATACGAATGGGAATGGCGAACATGTCATGCCTTACTTAGAGAAGCTGACAAAGGAATTAAGCCAAGTGAATTACCATTTTGATTATGAAGTGTGGGTTAAATTTGGAAAGAGAGGAAAAAGAAGATGATAGATGTAATGTTAAGCAAAGCAACAGAGGGTATGTTGATTGCAGAACTATTAAATAGAAGAAACGACAAAGAAGTCCCTTTGTTTATGGGTAAGAGTATTTTGTTGCCTAATGGAAAACAACAACTTATAGCCATACTTCCTAACATACAAATACTTACGAATGTAGAGCAAGAGGAAGAGTAATGGACTTCAGCGATATGGAGTACAACGACAGGGTAGAAGGTGGTGTTGGTAAACAAGCAGAGGACATCTTTGAACAACACCTTACAGACTTAGGGCTAGTAAAACAAAAAGACTGGTTAAAAGCAGCAACTAGCCCATGGGAACATAGTATTGATTTCTTTTGGTACTACACAGACATCATAACTGTCCCTGATTACATTTTTAACAGAAGAGATAAGTTGTATTTGACAGAGGTCAAAGGCACAAAGAAAATAAAGTTCTCTGATATGGTAAAGCTACGAGAGTTATACGAGAGAGCAAAAGATTATCCTGAAGTTAAAGTTGGTATAACTTATGTCAATATAAAGACCAAAGAGGTTAAGTGGTATTCTTTTGATGAAGTATTAAAGATGTGGGATAGCGTAAAAGAACATCACACTTACCACGAGAAAGACTTCAAAGGTCAAGAAAAAAGATACAAGATATTACCTTTATAATATTTTTAAATTATCCCAACCTTTTTCATTGACAGTAAATGTAAGTACACCAGGGTGCGACCACATACCACTTCTAGCAGTAAAGTCTATGGACTTATCTAAGCTAGGTGATTGAAACCAAGTTCTATCACCCTGTTGCTTACTACGAAAGTGATGATAGTGACCTGTGATTAAGATTTGACACTCACCTGCAGGTAAAAAGCCATACATCTGACCCTTCCACCAGTTTTCTATCTTAGTTTCAGGATTGTTGCCTCCACCTGAAGTCATGTGTCCATGTGTCCAACCACAAGTTATACCTTTGATGTCCATGACTTGATGAAACCCTTCAGGAACTACAACAGATACCTTTTTATATCTATCAGGATTAGCTTTCATAATCTCTTCACATATTTGCAAGTGCATTGTATCTGTATTATCTAATCTGTTAGTGACAACCTGACCTTTCTGTGACCTAGAAGCCTCACCATGATTACCTGGTGCTCCTGCAAGAACAAGTTTATCTGCGTGTGGTAAGAAAGTATCTACTGTTTTCATCATCATAGACCTAGCCAACGCATATTGCTCTATCATTGTGAGTTCAATGTTGTATGGTTGACTATCATAAAAGCCATAACAGTTTTCAGTAAGGTCACCTAGTCCAATCATGTATATTTCATCTATTTGGACACCTACCTTACGCAGTTCCTTAATTCTATTTACTGCGTCTTGTAGGGCTATATCGTAGCGTTTAATGGTATTCTCAACGCCATAATCTTTCTTGCCTAACTGCCAGTCAGCCATAAAAAACAGAAAAGCAGTGTCACCTCCATGTGTTTTTAGTTTTAATGGTGGCTTACGACCTGCTTGTTTAAATAATGCCTGGAAATATCTGTCATGTCCTGGTCTTTTCTTCTTTACAATGCCTTTAAACGCATAAAAGGTAGTAGTTTGTCCACCTTTTAACTGTGCGTTCCATGAACTAGCTCGTACAGAGCCTTCTATTTCGTAGATTTTAGGGTCAAAACCCCAACCTTGTAGTATCTCATCAAACTTCTGTCTATAGTTAGGGTCTGTTCCAACATGTGTGATTTCACCTAGACCAGTTTGTTCATTGACTTCCAGACCTGGTTGCCAACCTGATTTGTAGAAGTTATTACCCCATTCTTCAGGTATATTTTTATTGGACATTTGTCCTCCTTTGCCCTGTCATTGACAGTTTACTACAAAGGAGTGACAAAATCTATTACTTAGTTATTTGTTTTTTAGCGTATGTCTTAATGACTGCAAGTGCAGCACCACCACCAGCTAATGCAGCTAACTGAAGTGTTTCAGCTTCTACACCAACTAATGGAGCAACTGTTAATGCACCAATGAACGCTTCAATGAATGTCCAA